GCCGACCGGTGCGTCGGGGTATGCGGACTCCACGTTGGACACATCGGCTGCCTCGTCGGCGACGAACGCCCATTCGGTGGACCAGCGATCATATACTCTTTCATGTGCCATAGTTGTGTTTCCTCCTTATCAGGTATCAGCTACCCAGGCGTATGTGGCCACACCGCTTGCCATGGTCACTTTAAGCGTGTACGTTCCATCGCTGGACGGCGGGGCCGGGATGTTGTCGGCAGTCACGTTGCCGGACGCGACAAGGTTGCCGTCCCAGTCCACGGTAATGGCGTTGGAGCGGGCATCGTCGGCTGTGCCATTGCCGATAATGAAGATGTACTTCCTCGCACCATTCCCGTGGGAGGTATCGACAGGGTTATCATCGAGTACGTTGTACTGGCCCGAAACAAGGCAGGCACGGCCTGTTGCTGACACATGGTTGCCTATTGCGGTGGAAATAACCGCCCCATCCGCGGTTTCTGCGCTATTTCCAGCCGCAAAGGACAAATTAGCCGCCGCGGTTGAGTGTTGGCCAAACGCTACCGCCGCAGAACCAGTAGCTTTTGCATCATATCCAGCGGCGAATGAATAATATGCTGAGGCGACAGACAGCGCGCCGAAGGCCACAGAAAGGTCTCCAGACGCAACACTACCCGCTCCAAATGCAAACGAGGCGGCTCCGCTTGCGACATTTCCGACATCGGAAGAATGCCTATCTCCCCCTGCAAAACTGCCCACGCCCGACGCGGTGCTTTTGCTCCCAAACGCAAAAGAGGCAACACCGCTCGCAGTATTAGGATGCTCAGAGTTCACCGCCTCAATGCTGTCCTCGCCAGTGCCGCGGGCGAACAGGGGGTCGGAGTCGATGTTACTGAGTCTCTCTACGATCGCTTTCATCAGGGCCTCGTCGCGGGTGGAGGGAGTGGGCGAGTCCGCCAGTCCGGCCAGTGCCGCGAGGAATGCTGCGTATTTATCTTCCATAGTGTAATGACCTCCTATGTGAATATGTATGTTATACAATCACGTTACAGCGACCCAGCTGTACGTGGGCTCGCCGCTTGCGACCGTGACTTGAAGCGAGTACGTGCCGTCGGTTGTCGGCGCGTCGGGGATTTTTGCTGCGGGCAACGTGGTCGGTTTGTATCCCGCAGCGGACGATTTGTAGACCAGTACCTGCCCATTGGATGGCGTGTCCGGAGTTACCGGAGCGACCTTTCCGTGAAAGTTTGTCCAAACAGTGCTATTTGGGTAGTCTTCTACGCCGAATGTGTAGTAGGTAGTACCGTAACTTACCGCGAAAGTAAAATTCGAGGCGCTGTTTCTCCGGTACAGCGGGGCATATACGTCGTAGGTACTGTTATAGTGATATATGGCCTTTCCTGCCTGGTACGCTGCCTCTACGTCAGAGGCTTTGTTGGAAGAGGTAAACACAGCTACATCGCTCGGCAGTGCATCGGCAGCCCATGCGGTTCCGTTGTATGTGAGGATGTCGCCGGAGCTTGGAGAGGACGGAGCGGCGATGGCCCCAACGTCTGCCGCAGTGGACGGGATAGACAGGCTAACATCGCCAGTCTGGCTGTTCACAGATGTGACCGGAGCGGTGTAGTTGTCGACAGCAGTCTTAACGAACGCCGTTGTGGCTATCTGCGTGGTATTCGTTCCGGCTGTAGCGGTGGGTGCTGTAGGCGTACCAGAGAACGTAGGGGATGAGATCGGGGCGAACTGCGAGGAGCTGGATGACCAGACATCGTTATTGCAGGTGTAGGTCCCGACCGCGGAAGGATTTACATTGAAGAATGTGAAGTAAGTTGAGCTGCCGACGTAACGGAGACAATACAAGTAGTGGTTATTGACATCCAGGTCATACTGGCAGAAGCACATCTTCCCTGCCTGAAACGCTGCGTAAATCTCAGCAGAAGTCGTTACGCCGTACTTGGCTATGAACACATCGCTCGGCAGTGCATCGGCAGCCCATGCGGTTCCGTTGTATGTAAGCACATCTCCGCTGGTCGGAGAAGCCGGAGCAGGGATAGCCCCTACGTCTGCCGGGGTAAGGGCCACCACTCCGGTCTTGCCGTTGACGCTGACCACTCCTGCGGTGCCGCGGAACTGGGCGGTGGCCTGGTTGTCCAGAGGACAGAAAGAAGCTCGGAAGCTCATGGAATAACACCGTCCTTAATGATCCGCTCGAACTGCGCACGGATGATGTTGCTCGCGTCTGCCACCCCATTGGGGAACACATAACGGAGCTGGATCATTACTTCGCCGGGGCGGAAGGCGAGGGTGTCTTCCTGTGAGAGTGTGAGTGATACCTGGTCGGGGGTGATGGTCAGGTCGGAGCCTGTTTTCTCTATTACGACTATCCCGTCCTGCTCGTACGACACAAAGACGGTAGCACCTGTCAGATTTATATCTACGTTGAATATGTTTGTAGGAGTCGAACCACGTCTCACGGTCTTCACCTCGATTTTGTGAAATATAATATGGTAAGCGCCGGGTCCTCTTTTGTGGATGCTACGGCGCGAATAAGGGGTTAGGGTAACCCCGTGGGGGTAGTTGGGTGTTATGTAAACAAGGGGATTAGGGGTATTGGTATGCTCATAATTGTGACCATATAGGCCCGGCCAGCGCACTACCGCCCGACGGCGGCAGGGGGCCACCCCGTGGGTACTCCCACTCAACCACCCAGGGGTGGGTGGGGGTAGCGCACCCACAAAAATAAAGCAGTGCCCCCCTGGGGGAGGGGGAGGGGTAAAACCCCCACCCACCCCTGCGCCGCTGCGGCGGCGGGAGTTTAGCTTCGCCTTTGTTCAAGTGGAACCAGTTGAATATACAGCTGGTTACTAAACTAAAGGAGGTGCCCCTCATGAAGGCACTCGAAATTAAAAACTGGACCGCTTCCCGCTACGCAAACCTGCGCGCCTGCGACCAGGCGTACTACAAGTTCTCGGCGGACTGGGCGCAACCGCAGACCAAGGCCGTCTGCAACACCACGATCAAGACGCTGACAAAGCGCGTCGCGGACGTGGAAGCCGCCTACGACAACGGCGGCTGGGGCTCCAAGGCCGACACCGAGGAGCTCATCGCTTCCCTCAAGGCTCTGCTGAAGTCGGCCAAGCTCGGCTCCGACGATCAGCAGAACGCCTTCACCGCGTACCAGCTGGAGCGTTACTTCCTCCGCCTCTGGTACCGCGGAACAAAGGAGCAGCGGGACGCGCTGAAGCCCGCGGCTCCGAAGGCCGAGGCCAAGCCGAAGACCAAGACCAAGGTCGCGGTAAAGGCCAAAGCCTCCACGAAAAAGGCCACCGCGAAATCGGCTCCCGAAACGAAGGATGGCAAGGTCATTCTTCACGAGGTGGAAGTCGATGAGCCGCAGTCGGTCGGCGTGATCAACTGGCTCGCCTCGTTCCTGCAGGACGAGCTGACCGCTGATCAGAAGTGTACGCTCGCCGCCGGCCTCGTCGCTGCTCTTAAGTGAGCGGCTGCAAAAGCCACACCCTATCGGGTGTGGCTTTTTTTTATGCTGTGTCTATACACGGGCGTACACCACGGGGTGGCCCCCTGCCGCCGTCGCCCAATGCCGCGCCCCTGTGCGCTGGCCGGGCCTGGTTTTTCCCGGCGGGCTATCGGCCAGCATCGTGCGCGTACGAAACGCCCGTCACGTAGCGCGGCGTGTGGACAGCTGCTGAGCTATCGCGCGTGTGCGTATCGTGTGGTCCATTCCGTGCGAGCTATCGGTTAGCACGTGCGATGAGGGCAGAGCCTCCGTGTTTTGCCATTGCATATAGCAGACATATTTGCAAGCCGAACCTGCAAAGCACTGAAGTTGCAGGGTTTTTTCCCTGCGAGCTATGTGATTTGCAACAGCTTTGCAACAATCACTCGTGTAATTCACGCTTCGCAGCTGCCAACTCACGCAGCTGGTCGTCCGTTAATTGCGTGAGATCCACGGTCTCGAAGGGTCGGTCGGCAAGGTTGCCAATCTCCAGTCCTTCACGTGGCTTCTCGCCCACTGTATCACGTACGAATCGAGACGCATCCGTGTCGCCCTTCTGTGCGAGCCGTATCTGTGCGAGGTCAATCGCCGACTGGAACGTACCATCGAGGCCGAGTTTCTTCAGGGCCTCGTACGTTTCGGGATCATCCACGGGCATGGACAGGATGGTCAGCAGGGATTCACGGAAGGTCTTGCGCTTGCGCCTGGATTCACCCGATGCGATGCCCGCCTTTCGTGTTTGTTCTCGGCGTTCGTCAGGAGTTCGGTCATCTTTGCTGATGAGATTCGGGTATCCTTCCTGCGGCATGTGCAACACCTCCTTTGCCGCTTGTCTTCAGCTTACACATTAACACAGAATGTAGTCTCATTGCGTCCCATGTTTCACATGATCACACGAAATGTGCGCGCATTGATGCGTACGCATGACACACAATGGCTGGTCTTTCTCCCCCGTATCTCTCTCTTAACGAAGTGAAGAGAGAGATACGGGGGAGAAAGACCAAGGGGCTCCGACAGCATTGGCCCAAAGGTCTCGGCCCGACTCTCCAAGAATCGCTGGCCCGGCGTAAGGGCGGAAAGGATGCATGACTATGAGCAAGCTGTGTTCTGTTTGCGGCAAGGAAATCCCCGAAGGCGAGGACTTCGTCATCGACGGGCAAGCCTACTGCCACGACTGCTTCGATGACACGTTCATCGAGTGCGACTGCTGCGGTGCGTTCGAGCCCCGCTCGAAGATGACCGTGGTTGCGAATGGCAAGTTCGTATGCGAGGACTGCCTTGACCGTGAGTACGCCAAGTGCGACGACTGCGGCGAGTGGTTCCATGTCGACTACCTGTACACCGTGAACCCGTACTGCAGGGATGAGATTCACGTGTGTGACCACTGCCGTGACTACGGTGACTACTTCACCTGCGACCACTGCGGGGATACTTTCTCGTATGACCACGAGTGGGCACACGATGACAACATCATCATCTGCGATGACTGCTCCGACAGCTACTACATCTGCAGCGAATGCGGGACAATCGTACACGTGGACTACACGTACTGGACAGACGATGATGATTGCGATGGCGAACCCCTGTGCCGTGATTGCTACAGGAGCAACCGTGGCTCTCAGGTGATCCACGACTACGGGTATAAACCCTATCCCATCTTCGGCACAACTGGAGCCGACAATGGCACGGATGACTTCCGTGGCCCCGAGCTCACCTTTGGTGTGGAGCTCGAATGCGACAAAGGTGAGAACCCCCGTGCGGCCGCTGAGGCTGTATGCAATCTGACCGACCGTGTGTACTGCAAGCATGACGGCTCTCTCGATGATGGTTACGAAATCGTCACCCACCCTGGCACCCTTGCGTGGCACATGACCTGCTTCCCGTGGAAAGAAATCTGCGAGACCTCGCTCGCCTATGGGTTCAAGTCCCACGACGCTGGCACCTGCGGCCTGCATATCCACATCGGTAGCCGTCAGCTTGGTAAAGACCACACCGAACGTGTGCTCACCACAGCCAAGCTCATCCTGCTCACGGATGTGCTCCGCCCCGAGCTCACGAGGTTCTCCCGTCGCAACGGTGAGTCCCGTTGGGCGCACTACAACAGAGGCATCGAAGTCCTCGCAAGGGGGCGCAGGATTCGTAGCGAGCAGGAAGCCGCCGATAGGGTATACGAGTACTGCTCAGACGACCGCTACCTCATGGTCAACGTGACCAACTCGAACACGGTGGAGCTCCGCTTCAACCGTGGCACCCTCAAGGTGAACACGGTTCTCGCCTGCCTCCAGCTTGCGAGCAACCTCACCCTGTTCGCAAAGTCCCACACGATGGACGAGTGCCTCGAAGCCAAGTGGGATGATGTCGTGAACTATCAGGTGTTCGACAGCCTGTACGAATATGTACGTACTCGCTTCGCCGCTTGGTCAGCTAACGAATCCGAGCGCCCGACCACCACATTCCGTGTGGCAAACATCGAGAATATGCCTGCCCCCGCACAGTATGAGGGCAGTCTCCTCGACTGGGAGAACAGGTGCCAGCTCGTGCTCGACGGATGCGAGTACGATGACCCTCGTGAGCCTGTCGTAGGTGATGTGGTGGTATGCACGAGCGGATTGCTCACTGCATTTAACGGCCCTCATAACGGGAGCATCGGCACAATAATAGAGGTCATAGACGCAATCACAGGTCGCTACAGAGTCATGTGGAATGACCCTGCCTGCCGTGAATACATAGTGCATGGCTTCGACATGCGGATCGTGCGCAGACTGCGTAACAACACCGTCTTGTACCCCAATGTCATGTGGGCTCTCGCTAAGAACAGCGGCCTTGTACTCGGTGACCTCGTACGTAGCAGTGACCCTTGCGCAAGATACTTAAACGGCATCCTGTACTACGCAGAGAGCCCCGCCTGGGTATGCGTTGCATGGGACCCCAGCGATTACACCTCCGGGCACAACGGTGAAGAAGACATGCTGGAGGACACCCCGTACAGGAAGTCAGGATGGAACGTACCCATCGAGCTCATAAGCCCCATCGTCTGATACATACACAACACATCTACCCCGCCACGGAGGTAACGATGGCAGAAAGGACTGATACATATGTGCATTATTGCTTGCAAACCAATCGGGCTGGAGATGCCCGACACAGATACTATCGAGAACATGTGGTTCAGCAACCCTGACGGAGCCGGGCTCATGTATGCCCACAAAGGCAAGGTGCATATCGAGAAAGGCTTCATGACCATTGATGACTTCCTCGACGCACTCGACCGCATCGGACAAGAGGTAAACCTCAAGAAGTGCGGAGTCGTGATGCACTTCCGCATCACCACACACGGAGGTACATCTGCTGCGAACACCCACCCATTCCCCATCAGCTCGAACATGTCCACGCTCAAGAAGCTGAAGATTGCTACCGACGTAGGCGTAGCACACAACGGAATCATCAACATCAGCACACGGAGCAAGGACATCTCGGACACGATGGAGTACATAGTCTCACAGCTCGCTCCACTCAAGGCTGCGATGCCCCAGTTCTGGAGGAACAAGAACGCCATGCTCCTCGTGAAGAACGCAATCGACAGCAAGATGGCATTCCTCACAGCGGACGGAAACATCCACACGATAGGCGACTTCATGGAGCAGGACGGTATGCTCTACTCCAACAGCTCATACAAGGGATACTACCGCAGGTGGGTATCGTATTACGGAAGCGAATCCGTGGACGGCAAGTGGGACAACAAGGTGTACAGCATCGACCGTGACAAATCCCTCGTGCCCTATACATACGACGATGAGGACGATTACGCCTTCGGGTACGACAGCTATGCGGATGATGACCTCGTCACCCTCCACCCTCTCATGGCTCTCACGGATGTGGACGGTGCGTTCTACACGGATCGCGAAGGGAACAAGCTCACCGACAGCAACTACGACCTGTTCCTTGACATGAAGGGTCGTGTGTGGGAGCTCGACAGCTACGCTGGGATAGCCTACCTCGACGACACAGTAACAGGTGTGTACGACGCTCTGGGTATGCGTCTCCGGTACGACTACTACCTCGCTGATTACATCCACTGCTACGACTTCAACGACACCACAGGGTGCTACTCGCCCAACACAAAGGACGGTGACAACAAATGACCCGCACACAGTGGGACAAAAAGAACATGCGCACCATCTCCTGCCGTGTTCGCAAGGAATACTACGACCGCCTCCGTACGATTACGGAGGCGGAGGAGATAAGCGTACACCAGCTGCTGAAGAACCTGCTCGACGACTTCATGAATGAGTACGAAAGGAAGGAGTGACACACATGGATGACCCACGCTTTGGTGTGAAGCCCGATGAACTGGGTGACTTCACAGATGACCCTGACAAGATGTTCGACTTCTGCGAGCTGAGCAAGGAGGAGTTTCTCGCCTCGTACTCATACCTCACGGAAGCGGACTACCGACTGACCAAGCTTCGTGTACTTGAGCTGTGCCACGAAGCCTCGCTGAACTGAAAGGAGCGATACACATGCCTGACATCTACGACGTGCTCAACGACTTCTCGCTTCGGGAATACGATGACCTCATCGACTTCGATGACGAGTCCCAGCAAGTACCAATCCTGTACACAACGGTGTACGACGATGAACTGTACGACGACGATGCCTCCTGTGAGACAGAGAACTTCGACCTGCAGATAACCGTTGACCTCATGAACCCTGGCATCATCTACGAGTTCACATGCTGGGGCATGGTGGACAGGAAGAACCTCCACTACCGTGAGAACTTCCCCAACCTCGGGGCACTCGCACGAGACCTTAAGCACATAGACTTCAATGACCTGTACAGCTGGGCATGCGGGATATACAGACAGGAGGTGAGCGCAAATGCCTGACTATCTGACGATGACCGTTTACTTGGACACGGTGACTGACTTCCCGAACGGGTACGTGGACGATGTACTCGACCACGGTGGGGAGAATCTCATCGACCTCGACTTCCCCTACGAAATCGTGCTCAACTACTACACGGAGAACTGCTTAGGCGACGAGGGTTCACAGGACTTCGATGACTGGGTAAACAACTGCTGCACCGCAGACAGCACGAACGAACTGTATGCCTACGCCAAAGCCCACGGGTTCAAGCCTGAGCTACCATATGTAGATTCCTTTCTCGTGGAGTTCACGAGTGGATACCCTGTGTTCGCAAGGGATGTGGATGAGGCTGTGCGTATAGCACAGGAGAGATTCGATGGAGAGTACTACATCTGCGTCGACGGAAGATACTACACATAAGGAGGTGCGACACATGGACGAATATCCCATCAGCATATACATAGACTACACATATATGGCAGACACTCGGGAGGAGGCATACAAGAAAGCTGAGAACCTCGCACAGTTACTGAAGCCCCACATACCTGAACTCGCCGCAGTATGGATACACGACTGCGACACTGGCGGCGAGTATGAACTGTACTGAGGAGGTGTACACATGGCAAGCATGAACTGTGAACTCTACGACAGAATCAGTGAAGCCCTCACAAACTACGAGACAGGTGAGGTCAACGAAACAGAGATATACGAAACGCTCTGTGAAGTACAGAATGCGTGGGAATACATCGGCTTAGGCGAGGAAGGAGATGCACGTATATATGGATGACGCAACCTACACCCTGCAACAGACCAACCGAGAACGCAAGACCCTGTCACGCAACGCCAAGTACAAACGCAATGGGAGCAAGTCCAAGAAGTGTACGCTCCCGTCCGATTACCTGACACCGGCACAGATGAAAAGGAGGAATGGCCCTATGAAAACATACGATTTACTCAAGCCACACACTGCGCAAGAACTCAGAGAATGGCCAGCCGACCTGCGTCACGTCTATATGGACGAGCTGCTCAAGAAGTACAACCCATCCAACGAAGACCTCGGAAGCATGCTTGAGTTCTTCGGCACCTCGACCGTGTCGAGATTCCTCACCAATGAGTGCGGAATCAGGAGGGCACGTGGTGGACGCAAGATCCACACGGATGAACAGGTATCCGCATGGAAGAGATTCATCAGCGGCGAGGAACCTGTGCTCACCCTCACACCAGACGAGCCGATGGTCGTGATACCCAAGGCCGAACGTGACCCGGAGCCTGAACCTGTACGTAACCTGCTCACCTACAACGAGGTGACAGTCAAGTTCACAGGCAATGCCGAAGACCTCATGTGCCTGTCCACATCTGGTGCGCTTCGGATAGACAAGGATGCCGTGTATGAATTCACGGTCACAGCTGTACGAAAGGAGGTGGCGTAACATGATTATCGTACGTGACAACAAGCCTATCCAACTCACACTTGAAGAGATGGGTAAAATCTACGACGAGATGCAGCTCATGTACGACATGAAGACCGTGGCCAACTACGCAAGCTGGTACATTGAGGACAAGCAAGAGCTCGAACAGTTCCTCGCAAACCGTGGGCTCATAAAAGAGATGGCGAAAGAGTACAGAGACCTCGAGACCTTCAACTGCGGGTACTGGTCCACGTGTGTGGCACAGGCATTCGAAAACCTATACACGAAACCGGAGGAGGTGTGACACATGGATGAATCCGATACCCAGATCACGCTCACATTCTACAAGGAAGACCTCGAAATCCTACGTGAGAAGTTCGTCATCGAGGACAAGCAGGATATTCTTGATGCTGTGTGGGAGTGCATCACTACCTACATGGAACTGTGAGGGGGCGTGACACATGGAAAGACAGGAGTACCCATGCCGCAACTGTGTGTACGCAGCATTATGTGGTCACAAGGATCGACGACAGCCGTGTGCCAACCATGCACCCATACGAAGGAAGGTGAAGGACAAATGAAACTACTCACCTTCTGCACAGGACAACGAATAACTCACACAGGCATTGCACTTGAACACGCAATTGAACAAGGGGCAGAGCGCATCAGCTCTGCCCCTTTTCTTTTTACCCGACATCCGTGAGTTCGGACATGAACTCATTCACCTCAGCCACCGACCTCAGTATCACGATGTTCTGTCCGACTATCCTCAGCTGTGACGCACGGTACTTCTGTAATCCTGCGTGTGTTCCTTTGGGTCTCTTCAGTTCTACCCACACGAGCACACCGTGGGGAAGCATGACTATCCGGTCAGGCCATCCGTCCTGCCCATGCTTCAAGCATATGCCCCCCGCCTGTTCGACCAGAGTCACGAGTCTCTGCTCTACATCTCGCTCAAGATCCATAAGTCAAATACTGCGTGTGCGGACTATCACAGTCATCGCACGAATCATGGCCTCATAATTCTCGTGTTCTATATCCGCGAGCCGGTCCTTCCCTGCGTCTCGTAGCCGCTGCTCATGCTCTTTATAATCGCTGGCTAACCGACGCAGGTGCTCGTGGCACAGACTTGCGTTCGCGCACTTCTTCTTCGGCATACTTCTTGTCTCCTTTCGCGCATCGTGTAACAATGTCACAACTGTAACCGGCCCGTCTATATAATACCCCCCCCATATATTTTTCATCGAAACGTTTTCGTAAATACATATATGGGGTCTACATCTACAGCTACTACTTTAATGTAACATTGTAACAACATAGTAATATCAATACTTTCAGCTGTCACAATGACTGTCACAATGCTGTTACAACCATATATGTGACACACGTACCCACCGTGTAAGAACGGCCCCCACCAGATGCGCACCCCCCACCCTCTCCAGCGCATCGGCGCGATTATCCTTCCCGAGCCCTCTCGCCGTGCACACAGAACCAGTAATCCTCGGGCATCTCTGTGAACTCATGGTCCCAAGTGTCGTCCGTGTACGGACACGTCAGGTCTTCACGCCAGAAACTGTACTCTCCCTTGGGGGGCTTGTACCAGTACGGCCTGCCCTCGACAGGCACGGGGCGGTGGATGCAGTCCTTGCACCGCACCACTACTACGAACTCACCTACCATCGTCACCACTGTCCTTTCTCCATTCAGAACACCCTCCGTTGCGATACCATACGCGCCGCTTGCATTTGCCGTAGCACTCTTTCATTCCGCACCGTCCATTTCCCGCAGTTTCTTTGCAACCGCTTCTGCAATTTCGTTAATGCAAGACTCCGTTAATTCGACTTTCTGCACGACTATTGCAGTAGGTATTGTGTTAACATTAATTACTGCGGTTGTCGGGCTTTCGTCTTCTACATGGTCAAACGTGTCTCTGTACGGGTTGTATCGGAAACTCATTCCGCACCGTCCTTATCTGCGGGAATGATGGTCGGAGCATTGCTAAACTCGTTAAGCCCCACCCCCATTAACTCGTCCACCACTGTGCGGAGAATTGCGCCAACCGAAAAACTTTTTGCGTAAAAATCGTCATACTTTTGGCGTTCAACAATCTCCAATATTTTTGCACTGAACGCATCCGCATCAATCAACCGCCCATGTGCGGGGAGTTCGATTAACGGGCAATCTCCCATTCTGACAAACTTAACATCCAGTCCGTCAAGAACAGCATGAAGAGTGATTGACTCGTTGATGGTGCAGATGTTTCCACGCCCACCCGCTCTATCAAATCCCTTAAACGGACAATCCATACAGCTTGTCGGCATCTCCATGCCCATGACTATCACGCTCATGGACACCCCGCTACTATCCACAGCACGAGTATCACGATGAACGTGCCGACCAGTGCTACCCATTCGTTCATTACACATCCTCCTCTCGTTCCCATCCACGTACCACTCCGTAGCCCTTGGTTCGGTACGTGTTCTTAACTCTTGTCCAGCCCGGCAGGTTGTTCATGATGTTGGCTATCCTACGGGCGCTCATGTCGTTCGTGTTGCCGGTACGTATGCCAAAGCACTCCCACCGAATCTCTGCCCCACTCACTCTCGTCCTCCGCACGGTTCCCTCGGTACTGCCGCCGAGGTCACCCACTGAGTGCGTTGAGTCCCAGTCGAAGTAAGCTCTCCTCTGCAGTACGTCTCGTCCGTCCCAGTCACTGGGCAGGAGAGTGTCGAGGTAGGTCATGATGTCATAAGTCCAGTCATCCACAGCCGTGTGGGATTCCTGCGCCAGTCGTGCGAGGTCTGCCGTCTCACTGTCGTCCAGCCACAGCACCTCACCCTCACGCCAGCGCTCCACTGCCTCGGCCCACAGCTGATCCACCTCATCCTCCAGCCCACGCAGGACACCGTTGTCGAATCCCTTGACCTCGATAGGCCAGAACCTCCGACCACCTGTCCTGTCACGCAGGAACTCAGGGTCGTTGGTGGTACCGTAGAACACACAGCGGCGCGGATAAGTGCCGGTCTCCCGGGCGTACGCACGGCGGAACGTATCCTCCTGCTTGCTGATGAAGTTCTTGATGTCCTCCACCTCAGCCTTCTTGGCTGCTGCGAGCTCGGCTATCTCTGCTATCCATACCCCACTCAGTCTCTCGTAGGAATCCTTGTTGCTGTCCATCCGGCCCAGCGAGTCAGTGAACCAGCCACGCGAAATAGCACGGGCGAGGTTGCTCTTGCCTATGCCCTGTCTCCCTACGAGGATGAGCATGTTGTCGAACTTGCATCCGGGGTGCATGGCTCGGGCTACTGCGGCGCACATCCACTTACGGGTGGCGGCTCTCACGTACTTGTTGTCCTCTGCCCCCATCCACCGGACGAGCATGGTGTCGAGTCGTTCCACTCCGTCCCACACCAGTCCGGTCAGATAGTCTTTCACAGGGTCGAAGGCGTTGCGCTCACGAGTCAGATCGAGTGCGTCCTGTATCTTGTCCTTGCCTACGATGCCCCACTTCCTCTCGAAGTAGAGCCTCAGTCCTGCGTTGTCTGCGTCCGCCCAGGGTTCCCCATCCTCGGGTACAGCTCCTGTGCGCCAGTCCCACGGTGCTCTCTTCAGCAGTACGGGTCTGCCCTTGAGCAGGTTGTACGCCGCCACACCCTTGAGCGCAGGGTCGTTGTTCATGATGAGCTGGATGTTGGTGAGCGTGGGTTCGACCTTGCCTGTCTTGTTGTTGAGGTCGAGCTGTCGTGTCCAGTCCTCTTCCCCACTCACCTCATCGGCGAGGTCATCCACCATCTCACCCAGCTCCTCGGCCTTCTTCGCCTTGACCTTCTCCAGCCCTGCGGCGAACTCGCACATGGCTGCGTAGCTGGGCCTGCGGTTTATCTCCTGATTCTCCTGACCTGCGTCCCTGTCTCCGTACTTGTGGATGCGCACGAGGTCGAAGGCATTGACGAGCTGTCCTCCAACGGGATCCGTTCCGTGGTGACTGTAAAGGAACTTGTTGTCATATACCAGTGCTCCCCCAGCAGTACTACCTGGGATATACGTGTATCTGTTATCACTGTTGTGATCGTACACATCCGGCAGGAATTCATCTATGGCCTCCTCTATCCCGTACGTCCGGCAGAACAGACCTATGATACCGGGCTTCTCAGTCGGGTCACCCTGTACCTTCTGCTCCCGGATACGTATCTCCTGTTCTCCCTTGGCGATAGGCCAGAGAGTCGTATCCTTCCATGCGTCTCCCAGTCCGTACTCGGCGAGTATCTTGTCCGGGTCTACCCACTCCCCCTCCACGTGGGAGAAGAAGGGCTCAGCGTCAGCCGAACACGAGGGCCAGTACATGAGCCGGGCAGGTTCGTAGGTCGATGCGTCCATGGTCTCAATGTCCAGCTTGGCCGCCAGCTTACGTGCGATGGCAGGGTACTCCTCAGGTGTAACGGCGCGAGTAAGGGGTATGACATACCTCAACCTTGGGTGCTCCGGTGTGTGGGAGTGGGTGGAGTAGCATGCCATCTCCCAGTCCCATGTCAGCATGGCATCCTCATAGGAGTCAGGCGTGGAGTTGTCTGCGTCCAGGGTCACGAGTCTCCTGTCCACGATGGCTCCGTTGGTACGCCGACCACTGTTGAGCTGTCCGCCCACGAACCCGCCGATGTCCTTGACCACACCCTGCTCGTCCTTGCTCATGGCACGGTACTCACGCATGGTCTCATGGGTACGGAGAGGTTCGCTGAGTCGGTGGACGAGGTCGTCCCACGACATATCCACGTTGCGCCACTTGGTGTCACGGCGCGATTTACCTATGGCTACGATCATGCTGGACCACCATCCATTCTTGCCCCACAGTTCGGGCAGTACCTATACGGAGAATCCCCGTAGAGTGTGTCTGAACAACTCCAATGACAGACGGAGCACTCGAACATGGTGGAGCGATCCCACGCCATGTTGTACCCGAACTGTACGGCTATCACATTTGCGGCGGGTATCCGGTTGAGCAGCTTCACTCCGGTCATCGTGATGGCGTTGTTGTCATACAGGGTATCTATCGCTGCTTCCCTGTCGATGTAATCTATCCATCGTCTCACTTGATCACCTTCCACCCGTACTCATCTTCAAGCGCCTGCTCGATGTCTCTGAGTCTGAGTCGGCCCGACATCACACCCTCCTGTACCTTCTGTATCTCCTCGGATATGGCTACCATGTCTGCAGTGTCCGGGTCGTGTACGGAACAGTACGCCCAGAGGAACATGTCCAGTGCCGCACGGATGTTCTCGGTCACGTTGATGGGGCGCTTTTTGTTTTTGCTCTTGTTGCTCATGCCGTCACCCCTCGTAGTAGGTGTCAGTCTTCTCACGCAGTTCCCTGATTTCCAGTGTGAGTAACCTGTTCTCACCCTTGAGCCGTGCGTTCTCCTCCTCCAGTACATGGACTGCGGTCATGAATGCCTCGGCCATTGCCTTGATAAGCTCTGTATATTTATCCATGTTCGGCTTCCTTTCTGTGTCTCCATGCGCTCCGTGCTTCCTTGAGCGCTATACCGTGGAGTCGGAATATGTGGGATCGCTCGTACCAGATGCCGCTCTTTTGCAGGGCCATCATCAGCTTCTCCCATGGCATGAGTTCCACGTACCTGTAGCGGAGGATGATGCGGCTGTTGGGCGTGGGGATGGTGTCGATGAATTCCTCTATCTCCCGTCTCCTCTGCTGTGCTCTGGCATGCATGGCCATGGCTTCCCCATCCTCATCGGCGAGGGCGGCGAGTAGCTGTTCCTTGTCACCCCCGCCGCCGACAGGCACGTCCTTCAGTTGTGCTGTGATCCGTGTCGCCTGTGAGAGAAGTCGCTGGTGTCTCTGCCACAGTCGTTCTTCTTCTGTGCGCAGTTCCCGGTAGCTCTCCAGCCACAGGCGGCATTCATCTTTCTGCTTCATCGACTTCCTCCGGTGTGGCATATCGCCAGTGATACCCTCCGGCAAGGGCTTGTCCTTTATCCCCATTAAGAGCATGGCCTATGTTCGTGCGGCTGGTGTTATACTTCTTTGCCGCCTCGCTCATTGTTGGGAACACTTCCGCTGTCTCCACGCACACAACCATCTTGGCCCTTGGGTGTTTCGCTCCTCTTGGTGTGTTGGCTCTTTGCTTAGCTATCGCCGCTGGTGTACTAAACCTCTCGCCCAGGCATTCCCGGAGCTTTGCTTTAGTTTCCTCCGAAGCTTTTCGTCCTCGGTGGGCATCACCTATTTTTGCATTCCATTCAGGGGTATGCGGGTTCTTCCGTCCCAGAGCTTTGGCGGAAATCTTGGCTTTGGTTTCGTCTGACACTCTGTACCCCAAGGTGGTTTTGTCACCTCCTCGCGACCGGTTGTATCCGTGCGCCGGGTCCGTAGCATTCAGTACAGCTATAAGGGACATCTCAAGTTCGCAAGCCTGTTCTTTACTTAGACCCTCTGCTATGATGTCGTGTGAGAATGAATCCCAGCCATACTTTTTAATAGCATTGAAGAAGTGAGGGTTGTTGCGATAAGCACTGCCACCGTGAAACCGTCGCGATGGTTTTCTTCCCGTGATCCCCACATAAACTTTTCCGGAAGGACTCGTATGTTTGTAGACTGTGTAGCTCATGTAGTCCCCTCCTTGACGTATTCCTTAAGCGCTTCCAGCAGACTGCGCTGCGTTGCGTCTTTCCTTTCGAGTGCAGCCATCACTTTCTCATCCAGCGTGTTCTCGCACACAATGTGATGGATTATTACGGACTCTCCCTGCCCGAGCCGGTGTAGCCTGGAATTTGCCTGGGTGTATAGTTCCAAGCTGAAGGTCAGCCCGAACCACACGACGATGTGTCCGCCTGCCTGAAGGTTAAGCCCGAACGAACAGCTCGCCGGATGGCAGAGGAGCATGGGTATCTCCCCTGCGTTCCACCTGTCTATCGTGCCACTGCCTTCCATCACCACGGCATCGGGGAATCGTTCGAGTATTCTGTCCTTGTCGTGCTTGTAGGAGTAGAACACCAACAGTGGCTGGCCATGTGCCTCGGCGCGAATATCCTCCAAGGCATCTAACTTTCTGTCGTGGACTCTGAACACGGAACCGTTATCGTCATAGGCAGCCCCATTGGCAAGCTGGAGAAGCTTACCAGACAGGGTGGCTGCTGTGGTGCCAACCACTGCGCTATCGAAATCCCGCAGGTCTGACACTCTTCCGGCCAGTAGGGGCAGAACCCTGTCCATTCTAAGATGGTCATAAAGCTTCCTTTCTTGGTCATTCATACGCACAGTGACTATGTTGACCAGTACGGGTGGTAGCTGTAGCCAGTCGTCCTTGCTCATGCTCAGGCACAGATCGGACAGCTTCCTGTCTATCTCTCCTTTGGCTCCGGGCTTGAGCTTCCACTCGTATACGATGTGTCCCTTGTGCGCACCCGGGTTGAAGTACCGGGTACGGAACTCACCGAGCGTACGACCCAGGCGTTCTCCGGTGTCCAACAGATATACCTCGGGCCACAGGTCGATGTACCCATTGGGAGCAGGAGTACCCGTGAGTCCGATAACATACCTGCATAGTTTGATGACACGCTTAAGACACCTCCATCTCTTTGAGCCTGAGCTCTTGAATGACGACAGCTCGTCGATGACTACCATGTCGAAGGGCCAGCTCTTGCCGAGGTACTCCACCAGCCACTGCACGTTCTCACGGTTTATCACGTACACGTCGGCTTTGGTTTCCAGTGCCGCCTTCCTCTGCGCCGCAGTCCCGAGGACACGGGAGACAGTGAGTTCGTGAAGATGATCCCACTTCATTGACTCCCTGCTCCACGTATCCTGGGCCACACGCAGCGGCGCGATGACCAGCACCTTGTCCACGGCGAAGTTGTCGATGAGCTCCTTGACATGTGTCAAGGTGACCACCGTCTTGCCGAGCTACAGCCCCATGTCGAGAAACAGCCCGGCGCGTTTATGGTTTTTGAGGAATTGCGCTGCTATCTTTTGATGTTCTCTCGGTACATAGAGCATTGGCATCACCCCCCGTCCTCATCATCGAAGTAATAGAAGCCATCGAAGTATTTGGTCTCAAGCTTGTCACAATATGCTGTGAGCTCCGGGTTCTCCATCTCCCAGCACATGCACATGAGCTGGAACAATTCTTCCCTGTACCTTTCTGTCTCTTTCTCGGCCCGGTGTTCCCCTGCTTTGTAACTTTCGAGTACAGCAGCCATTCGTTCATTCTCTTCAATGAGCTTGTCATCGCTTGACTCCATGAACTCCGCAGCCATCTTCATGGCCTGCTGATTCTCTCGTACGAGCTCTTGTTCATGCTCACGGATAGTCATGAGTCCAAGCTTCTTGAGGACCCGCCGTTTTATTTCGGCCAGCTTTATCCTCACCAGTATTAGTATTCTCATAAGTCTAATAGGGTGCCCTCGGCCACCGAACAGATTGTGTCGATGCCTTTGCGCAGTCGTTCTACCTCTGCCCCACTATTGGATAGCCTGAGGTCGAGGTCGCCTACTTCGCCGACCAGTTTATCAATGTGGTCTTTCAGCTTGGTGATCTCGTCGGTCTGCTTGTCAATGATGCTGCCCTGGTTCTGGCACTCCAGTACAAGACTGGCGCACAGTTCGGAATCCTTGTCCCCCTGCTTCTTAACGATCTCGTACTCGGCATAGGGAACATAGCCGAGCTTCCGCATCAGTTTGTTCCCTAACTTCATTCCGCATCCTCCTTGCTGATAAACACCTTGTGGCTGGTGACGTGTACGTCGTCAGCCCACATTGCGGCGGCTATGTTCCTCTCCGCATTCCCCGTTTCGAGCATCTCCAGCGTTTTGTCGAGGTCGTTGGTTTTGTCGATGATGGTTATCTCGGCGTTTATTACGTGAGTCAGTTCGGTCATAGTGCTTCTCCTTTCCATGTGAGGTACTGGCGCTGCTCAGACGGTAGTGCCTCGAATGTTTTTCTTGTGAGCTTGGGCCTGGGTGAAGCGGCGTAGATACCGAACGACACCATCCACTTGGTCAGCGTATCGTGATGGCACCCAAGCTTCTTGGACATGTACCGATAGGTGTAGCCATCGTTGTACATCTCGGTGAACTTCCCCACGTCGAGGATGAAGACATGCTTCTTTCCTTTCCTGTATCCGAACGCGAGGCAGTTGTCGCACTTTATCTTGTCGCAGTTGAGGCATCTCTCTATGTCTTCTTTGTTGTCGATATCGTATAGTACTGGTGTCGCTTTCATGCTTAGTCCTTTCTGTAGAACGGACAGTCATATCCGTCCGCGGCCAGAGGCAGTCCTTCGTTCCACGGCGCATGCTTGGTCATCAGCGCCGCCATGTCCTGCCACGTACGCCCATCCACCGGTTCGGTGCAGATGATCTCATCGTGAACGTGGGCACGGATGTCCCAGCCTTCCTTGTCAAGGTTCAGTAACGCTTCCTTCAGGCAGTCACGAGCCACCGCCTGTACGAGGTTCTCGGTCAGCTTGCCGCCCCATGTCTCCACCCTCTGCCACTTACGTGTGGTCTGGTTGAGCACCATGTAGGTCAGGCACTTGCCGGTACCTACTCTTCGGGTGAACTCTGTGTACTCAGGGTTGAAGTACGCCATCCGTCTGCCGCTCGGCAGGGTCATCCACATGATCCCCCTCTCCCACTGGAACACGACTCCGGGTACTCCGCTGTCCTGTTCACTGTGTCGGGAAGCGCAGGCTATGGCGGCGCGTTCGAGTTTCTTCCAGAGCCTGACTATCTTCGGGGAGGACTCACGCCACATCCCAACAGTCTCGCCCATCTCCTCGTCGGTCATGCCAAGCTTGTCCGCTCCGAAGGCAAGGAGTGCGTTCACTCCCCCGCCGTATCCGAGGGCCAGCTCGGCTACTTTGCCACGCTGTCTGAGGTGCCCGTTGATACCGTGCTTCTCCACAGGTACCTTGAACATCTGCGAGGCAGAGGCGCAGTAGATGTCCTGCCCTTCGTTGAAGGCATCCAGCCTCCACTGCTCCCCTGCCAGCCATGCGGTCACACGGGCCTCGATGGCTGAGAAGTCTGCAACGACAAAGCGGTGACCCGGTTCGGGTACAAGGGCGGTGCGGATAAGTTCGGACAGGGTTCCGGGGACGTTGTCATACAGTGCCTTGACCGTGTCGTAGTCACCGGCCTTGACCAGTTCCCGGGCCTCCGCTAAGTCTGCCATTTCGTTGCGTGGGAGATTCTGGAACTGTATGAGCCGCCCTGCCCATCTCCCTGTGTGGCTCCCAAAGAACTGGAAGCATCCACGGGCATGGGGCTCTTCCTCCGTTGTGCAACGGAGCATTGCGTCGTACTTGCTGACGCTGGTCTTTGCCATCATCGAACGGAGTTCGAGGAACTCCTTGGCTTCGTCTGTCTGCAGCTGTGCTACCACATCAGCTACGACCTTCTTGTTCAGGCTCGGTACTTCGAGACCCTCCTGCTCAGCCAGCCACGTCTTCACCTGACTTACGCTGTTCGGATTGTCCAGCCCGGTGATCGTAAGCGCCCGCTCCGTGAGCTCGTCCTTGAAGCGTGTACCTATCTCGGCTGCTTCCTTGGCGAACTCCCTGTCGATGCGTACGCCCTTCTCGTTGATCCGTGCGTCCAGACACCAGAGCTTATGCTCTGTCTCATCCGGTATCCATGCCTTGAGCTGGTTGTATATCTCCCGCTCAGCCACAACGTCCTGCCTGTTGTACTCGATGAACTCGGCCCACTCCTCAGGCTTGTCTGTTGGGAGTGTGTAGTTGCCGTTCTTCTTCGGGTTGCAGAACATACGGATGAGGTCACGCCCACGCTTGTCCTTGGCCTTGTCACTTGGGAAGTTGAGGGCTTCGCTCACCTGCCCCAGGGACAGGGGCAGACCGCAGTTGGCTGCGAGCACCATCGTGTCCAGCCACTGCTCAGGCGGCAGGTAGGTATCAAAGAACCTGCCAAGTGCGTACCTCTCGAAGGCTGCGTTGTGTGCTACCTTGGTGAAGTCGGGACTCATGAGGATCTCACGGAGTATCGACAGCTTCTCTTCGTGACTTTTCGGCTCCAGTCCGTGGGTAGAAAAGTCAAGTACGCACACAGGGCTGTCGTTCATGGCATAGGCGATGAGCAGTATCTCCGCCTCGTCTAAGTACCGGAAGGAGCCGGAAGCCCCGATGTCTACGGGGCTTCGCGTCTCTATGTCTATGAACAGGTGGTTAGTCATTACGTATGAAGAAGATACGGTTGTTGCGTCTTATAACACTGACCGGGAACTTATACTTCGACTGGAGCTGATGAAGGCTGCTTGCTACGCTCTCGACTGAGCATCCTTCGGGCATGACGTACTCGGCGCAGGGAAGGTCACTGCTCATAAAAGTCCTGAGTTCCTCAACGAGACCGAGACGACCATGGTGCTTAGGTATGTCTTTAATGTCGATAGGTACGATCATATCCTGTCCCTCCCTCAGTCATACAGGCCGGACAGAGCCTGCTCGGCACTCACGCCGCCGCTCAGCTTCTCACCGTCACGGGTCTTGAGTACCACGTTCAGTCCCGCTCCGATGCCGTTGTTACCGGAGGCAGAGTACGGGTAGAAGTTCAGCACAGCCGCGCCGTAGCACCCGCTGTAGAAGTCGTCCTGATCCAGCGCATCCGCAAGGATACCGCTGTCGAGTACCTTCACCGCAGGCTTGGCCTTGGTGCTGGCACTGGCGTTGATGAACCACATGCCTTCGTAGGTCGGGTCGTCACGCTCTTCGTCACCGTCACGCAGGGGGAGCTTGCAGGGCTTGGGAATCTTGCCGCCCCACTTGCTGGTCTTGCCCACTTCCTGTGCGGCGGCGATGGCGTTGCGTACCATCTCCACGGCGGCGGTGTTGGTCTTGGGGATGAGGATGGCGCAGCTGTACTTCTGGTCGCCATTCGAGTTGGCACGGGGCTCAAACACGTTGGCGTAGCTGAAGCGCACCTCACCGATGCGTACCTGGGTCTCACTGATTTTCTTGTTGTAATTCATGTTAGCCAATTTCTTTATGTCCTTTCGTCGAATAAGATTTGTGGGATATAACAGCCGCAGTAGGCACAGTATTTACCGCGGCCCCGGGTATTGGTTCGCAGTGATCTTTTGCATGCGGGGCACTCCTTAGCACAATCTGCCTGCATGTTGAGAAGTCTCTTTGTTCGCTCTATGTTGAGGTCGAGTGCCTCCCGCATCGCGGCTTGTACTGCGTCGGAACCAGCTTGATACTCAAGCAGAGTCAACAGCCCGTCGCGCTCGTCTTGCAGTTCTCGGAGCTGGTTTACATAGCTGGACGCGACGTTCATCGTTTTTACTCCAGTAAATCCTGTAATGCCGCGTCCGTTGATGTGAATTCCGGACGCTTATCGTCTGCGGGTACGAGGGTCAGAGGGCCGTCCCCCTGTGTCACGAGCTTACCGAGCAATGCATCGAACGTGGTCTTGCCCAGTACCTTCTCCAGTTCGGAGGCGCTTTTCAGCTTGGTCTCCTCGTACTGATCCCGCTCGTACCCAGCACGGGCCAGTTCATTGATGACCTCCTCCTCGTCCTTCCACTTCCGTCCGGGCCTGCGACCACGGACCAGTTTCCATCCCCCGTACTCCACACCCTGCTTAGCCTGGGCCAGTGCATAGGCGCGGATATCCTTTGCCCACTGTTCAAAGGTGTCGAGGAAGCCGAGTATCTTTGCGATGTCTGCTTCAGGTATGACTCCCGGAGCGTCGGCTCCATAATGGAAAGCCTTCATAGCTTCGGCTGCGCGAGCCGCACAAATCGCTCGGGCTGTGCAGAACCTGCACCAGTCACCACACGCAAACTCGCCCTCTCCTCGCCAGGCAGCCTCGGCTATCGGTTTGATCTCCTCGCCCCAGGCGAGCAGTTCTTCCCGGGTGAGTACTTCCTCTGTCACGCTCTGGAGCTTTGGCTGGATGATGATGTTGTGTACCTCGGTGAAGCCGTACAGGTCGCCGAATTCGTTGATGCCGCCCAGCCCGTACAGCCGAGCCTGCGGGTTATTGATAGCGCTGACCGGAACCCCAGAGCCAGCTTTCAGGTCCTGCACATAGAGCACTCGGTCAGAGACAATTACTGCATCCGATGTACCCGTGCACTTCGGTACCCATCGATCCATCGCGAAACGCTGCTCCACAAGAAGCTGAGTATCGGGGCACCCTTTACATTCGGCGTAGTACCTGCCGAGTACCTCATCTACGTACCAGTCAGTGATTGCATCACGGTCTTTGGGTATCTCACCCATCGCATCGCGCTGGGTCTTGTACAGGTAGTCGTTGATCTCCCCTGACTCGTGTCGGATCTTGAGCTCCGCCAGTGCGTGAGCTGCCGTTCCCTCGGCAGCGTAAGGGGACGACTGTTCCCCGAAGCGCTCAATCAGTTTGGCGTTGAGCCTTGCCGACGGAGGACAGTGGAGCCAGCGCTCAGACGCTGACGGGCTCAGCAGTGCATGTGTGCCGGGCATTACAGCTCAGCGAGCTTGTCCATCAGCTCGCCATACCGGGATGCCGGGACTGCCGGGAACTGGTCAACACCGAACTCCTGCAGGAGTTCTGCCACGTTGACTCCGCGCTTACGGGCCATCGCCAGTTCGGCACGGACTTCCTCTTTGCTGTAGGTCTTGGTCTCCTCTGTCGGCTCGTCTATCTCGGGGATAGGGTCAGGAAGAGGCGTGATGACCGGGGGTGCGAACTCCTCAACGGAGGGCTCCGGTTTAGGAAAGTCCTCACTGAGTACGGGGTCACCGATCCTAAACTCGGGCAGCCATGCTACCTTCTCGATCATGTCCAGCAGCGTCTTGTACAGCTGCGGGTTGGTGGTGGGGTCGACCTCATCAAGCCGGTCGATGAGAAGCAGGTACTGCTTGTGCAGGATCTCGCGTTCTTTCGTCATAGTTTCAGTTCCTCCTTGACGTTCTTTGCGATAAGTTTCCCCGCAAGGGTCACGACTTCGCCGAACTGGGTGTCGCTCATCTGCATTGCTACTGTGGTGATGGCTTTCTCCAGTGCCTTGTTGAGGGCTGCGGGGGTAATAGTCTTTGCGGTTGTGCTGGCGGGCATAATACTTCCTCCTTTCAGTTCTCTTCGTACTCAGTAGCCCACTCCATGTAGGACTTGGACTGCTTCGGGTCTACGGGTTTTGCGATCCAGCGGTACAGGTTGATACCTGCCTGAACGAAGCCGTACCACCCGAGGTACTGCATGGCGAGGTAGTAGCTCCATACGCTGTTCTGGTACAGCGACCAGATGAATCCGCCTCCGAGGATCATGATCACGCTCGTGAGGAACCCTGCTTTCAACACGCTCATAAGCTTTTCACTCCTTTACTGTTTCACTGTTGTCCGTGCGCGTGTGAATGTTTTCAAGATACTTTCAGCTCAAAAAAATATCGTAGGTCGTCTCAGGCGTGAACTCCAGCAGCGCCTCGATCGCCTTGATCTCAGGCACTGTGAACGTTGCGCCAGCCCTTCCGTTAAGCTTTGCGCTGAATCTACTGGGGCTAATGCCCACTTCTTTTGCGAACTCCGCCTGCTTGTATCCCTTTCGTCGGAATTCGCCCTTCAGGATGTACTGCTTCATGCCCTCCCCTCCTTTCGTCTTTTCAAGATACTCGAATCATAACAGGTTATATTCGACTTGTCAAGACTTTTTTCTTGACTTTGTCAAAATTTGTGTTATTATCGGGATACAAGGAAGGAGGAGGCCGTGATGACAATCGGCGAAAAGATAAAAATATATAGGAAACGCCTGGGTTTTACGCAGACTGAGCTGGGAGCGAGGCTGGGTGTCCTCAAGGACGCAGTCAGTAAGTGGGAGACTGGCAGAGTGACCGCTATCCCCACGCAGAAACTGTTCGATATGGCAGAGCTGTTTCATATCCCGCTGTCCGAACTCATCGACGACAGTGATGTCATCTCGCGGCAGGACCCCTACGCAGAACGGACAGCTACCATCGAATACCTCAGGGAATTAAATGTGTACATCTCCCCTGCTTACGACCAGGCTTACACCGAGATGTGCGATTTAATAAATAATGAACCGCCCGAGCGCATGTGGGAGGGATACCTGCCCATGCTCGGAGAGCACTACACCTTAACGGAGACCCGTCTGAACGAGAGCACGAAGCTTTTCGTCACTCTCGCACGGGTCATGTTCGGGCCGGAAGACTTCGAGGACACCCGGACGATACTTACTGTACTTCTGAAGAACTATATGTAGTCACGTGTCACGCTGGCGGGCATGATGCACGACAAACATGAGTTATAAGTATTTCACCAAGGCCGTTACGCTCCCGAATGGGAAGCGTAAGTATGTGAGAGGTAAGACGAAGGAGGAATTAGAGAGAAAACTGAGTGAGCTGAGCATGGAAATCGGGCTTGGTATAGATGTGAGCGACGAATCTACGTTCAAAGAGTATGCCACGTACTGGTTTACCGTGCATAAGAAGAACAAAGTGTCCGAGTTGTCCTACCATCACATGGTACGGAACATGGAACTGCACGTTTACCCTTGCATCGGACGCAAAAAACTCCGGGACATCCGTGCTCCGGCGATCTACAAGACCATGGCGAACTGCGAAGGTCTGGCAAAGAGCACACAGAAGAACATCCTGCAGCTTATCCGCGCCGTGTTCGCCTCTGCGGTGGACGACAACCTGCTCATCCGCTCCCCTGTCCCTACCCGGCTCGAACCGGGCGGGTATGTGTCGGACGAAGAGAAGGTACTGACCCCTGAACAGGAGCAGACCCTGCTGGATGCTGCTGTGGGCCTGGCTGTGTACCCGTTCGTGCTCACGATGCACGAGACAGGGATGCGGCGCGGAGAAGTTACCGGCCTTATGTGGTCGGATATCGACTTCGATGCCGGAGTCATCCATGTACGGCGGCACGTGCTGACCAGTCCCAAGGGTCACCCCGAGGTAGTGGATGGAGCGAAGACCAAAGCTGGCATCCGAGACCTCCCGTTGACCGATACGCTCCGGGATTACCTGCTCGAACGCAGGAAACACTCCTCGTCCGTGTTCGTCTTCCCGACAAGCAACGGGACTGTGTACTCTGCGCAGGGTCTGTCCCTGCTGTGGAAGACACTGGACAAACGCGCCGGGTTTCACACCCATCCGCACCAGCTTCGGCACACTTTTGCCACCAAACTTTTCGAGTCCGGACTCGACATCAAGCAGGTCCAGTACATCATGGGCCACTCAGATCCGGAGACCACGCTGAAGATTTACACCCACTATCGTGAGTCTTCACGGCGCGAAAAAACACTCAGCCAGGTACGTGCTGCACTGAGTGTATAATTATCCGAAGATACTTTTGTTGCAAATTTGTTGCAAATCCGTACGCCCCCGAACCCGCAAGCCCTTGATATACAAGGGAAAAATCAAGGGCTTGTTTCAAAAGTACATAACAAATTCAAGACTTACGTTTATGAGCAAAAAAGTGTTGAAAATGCTACATTTTTTGCGTATCCAGAAAATTGCATATCATGCATAAGATAATACCTATGTTGCAAAACTGTTGCAAAAATCATACAGAAAGGAGTAGCGTCCCCGCCCGCCAGCACAAATAAAAATCGCCCCCTACCGTTTCCGGTAGGGGGCTTTTTCTTACTTCTCGTCCGCGCTTCTCAGCCAGGCATCGACCAACTGCTCTGCGTGTTCGGCTCGTGTGCGGGCCTGCTTCACAGCCTGCTCCGCAATCTTCACTTTCCTCTCAAGAAGCTGGATCCTGTTCTGCATGGCGAGGGAGTTGTTGCGCTCCTTGGGCGCGACCTTCTCGTTGAGTGCGAGACACTGTCTCACGTACTCAGACAGGAGAGCATGCGAGGTAGTTCCGAGATACTCGGCGTATTTCTTGAACTCCTCCGCTTCCTCCTTGCGGAGTCGGCAGGATACCGTCCGCATGTTCTCCTTGTCCCACGTATTTTTGTTGGTGTTTACTGTCATCAGTAACCCCTCCTTTCGTTTACTGTCTGCAGTATAACAGGTCAGGAAAGGTTTGTCAACAGTTTTCTGAAAAATTTTTTCCTGTCTACAGTTACCAGCCTACGATGCCCTTGACTTTCTTCTGCAGTTCCTTCTCTTCAGAGGTGTCTTCTTTCGGTACTGACTTACTGTTTTTCGAGAGCCAGTTGAGGAATTCATCCTTAACCTCGTCTGCGAGACTACTGCGCATAGCCTCAAGCAATTCGGCGCGACGTTCGTCGGACCCAGCGTTGATGTAGTCCGAGCTCTTCATGAGGATCTTGAACGCCGTATCGTAGGTGTTGTGCGCAATCTCCTGGTACTTGTCCTTCTGAGCATCGGTGAGATAGAACTTATACCCTTTCTTGTTCGGGTCGCTGTACGAGGACGGTCTGTACGTAGACGGCTGGAAGGAATAGCTGTTCGAGTAGCCATAGAGCCGAACAAGTTCATCGGTGACTTCCTTGCTGTACGCATTCTTCGGCGTAAGCACACGGACAACCGCGAATTCGGCATCCTGCTCCAGTGCTCCCTCGTCGAGGCTCTTCCGTTCTCTTGTCTCGATGTCAGTTTGCTTCGCCATCCACGCCCCAAAGTCGCTCTTGAGCTGTTTGGTTACGAGTTGCGCTGCTTCCTGAAGCATCGCAGCCTTACCCTCGTCGTCTCTGGACTTGTAATCCTGGGACAGGAGTATGGATTCCATCGCCTCATTATACAGTTCGCTCCTCTTTCGTGCATAGTAGTCCTTCTGCCTGTCGTTAAGTACGTAGACTTCCTTACTGCTGTTCGATGTGCTGAATGTTTTCGGTGTGCTCGTGGACATCACGAAGCTGTAATCCGAGCCGTAGTCACGCATTCGGATCAGTTCGTCGGAAACCTTAGAGCTGATGGCAGTTGACGGATCGTTCGCGCGGCCCAGAGCGTACTGAGCTTCGAGCTGCAGTATTTCGATGTCCTCCAGAGTCTTCTTGGCAGACTTCTCGCCCTGTTTCTTGAGCTGCTCTACGTAATCCGCATTGGTCTTGGAGTGGACCTCTGTACGTTTCTGAGCCATCATCATGGCTTTTACGCCATCCGGCGCGATTTTGTACTCCTCGGTGCGCATCATCTCTGCGGTCATATCCGAGTAGTTCTTACGCCAGAGGTTTACGTACTCATCTTTCTGCTCATCTGTGAGTGAGAAGTGGTACCCCTTGTTGTCCGGGTCATTGAGGCTGGACGTACGGCTGAACGAAGGCTCAAATTCAAACTGGTCGGAGTAATCCCCGAGTCGGATGAGCTCGTTCGTCACCTTGGGATCCAGCATACCGTACTTGACCTGACGCATCGGGTCAACTATCTCACCGTTCACACACTGGTTGTAGAACTCCATAGCCGCATGGGCAAGGAGTATCTGCTGTTTCTTGATTTCGTCCTTCTCCTCGCCTTCGGGAAGCGCTCTGGCCTCTTTTGCAAGGGCCGTTATTTGAGACGCATACCCCAGGTCTGAGTAATACAAGGCCTCGTAAATCTGTTCGTCGAGAGAACCTGTGGATTTTCCACCGTTCTGGTACTTATCCGCGCCGGTATTTGCTCTCAGCTTCTTCACCATGTCGTAGTATCGGGTCATAGTGCTGTTGCTGTACAGGGAGTTGGTTACCCAGTCGCTCTGTAACTCCTTCGCCATGCTTGGGAAAAGCTCCAGCGCGTTTTCCGCGATAGTGAGTGTCTTGGAGCCATCTGCTTCCACTACCTCTCGGACCAGGCCCATGTCTACCCAGCTGTATACATTGGTCCAGAAGTCGCCGCAGTAGTAATCGAGGATGTAATCCACGAACATCGGGTTGGCGCTCTTAAAGATTTTAGACGCGATTCCTGCGATACCATAGGCAAGCAGTGTGGTCTCTTCGTCGTACACATCCATCGGGCGTTCTTCTTTGAAGTCGTCGAACGTGGACGGAACGATAGTACTGCCAGCGAAGTTCTTATTCGTGGCTGCGTCTATGAACCACTGTGCGAAGATGGGAACCGGAGCGTCAGGCAGGAAGTTACCAACGATAGATATGGGAATGTAGGTTCCAAACGGGTCGTCGTATCCGTTTTTGCCCTCAAGGGCGCGCATAAGGGTGTTGCCAAATAGCGCGGCCCACTCACGGTTCTTACGAATCTTGAACCACTTGTGTCCGTCTGCCCCGCCCATGGGGATGAGGTAGTAGTTGTCCTTCAGGTAATCTGATTCTTCCTCGAAGTCCTTTTCCCTTCCGGCCATGCCACGAATAACAGCCATCAGTATTTCGACCGGTAGCGTAGTAGCCCCGACTCGCATCAGGTATTTGGCGCGATCCCAGCCTTTGTTCTCCACCACGCCGCGGACTACCTTGTAGATGCCCTGCACGGCAGGGTTGAAGTAGGGTGACCAGGCGTTCATCGCACGAGTAGCGTAGCCGCCGCGACCGAAGTCAACGGTTATCTCAGCCGCATTGTGGATACCGGCCATACGACCTTCAAAGGTATCCCCGAGCATGTCGATGGTAGCGAGGTATTCAGCGAATCGTGTGACCGATTCGGAGTATTCACCCGGTGTTTCCATGATGTCCCTGAATTTCTCAAAGGCGTTTTTCTTTTTGCTCGTTTCGGTAGAGAATCCTCTGTGCGGGTTCACGATGTTGGAGTGTGTACCACCCAGTGCCTGGAACTGCTGCCACTGGTCGCTGTCGCGTCCGATGTGGTCCCACGCCTTGAACCAGTAGTCCATGAATTTTAGTCCGGTATAGGAGTTCGTGATGGAGTTGATCATGGCCGTGGGTATATCAGCGAAGATGTTTCGCAGGGCGAAGCTCGGGTTCGCGCCTGTGATGAATTCCTTCATCGGAGATGTAAGCCTGTTTCCAGCTGCCATCAGTTTCTTATATCCTTCGCTCTGCTTTTTGAGCAGGTTCTGGAAGGACTGGTAGATTTCCTTGGACACGTAGGCGCTGACCTGTTTGCCATCTACCCAGCAGTTCACACGGTACTCGTGCTTGGCTTCATCGTGTTCGATCATCCGGCTCATCGGGTCGGCCTCATCTTCGATACGTTCGTTGATGAAGTCCTCTGCTGTACGGTCGTAGTCTATCTGGCCGAACTCACCGAAGTCGGAGTTATTCGCTTCGCCAGACAGGAGCAGCTCCTGCATGAAGTTCCATGCCAATTCGTTGGCCCGAGCTCCCTGCACGTACTGTGATGCAAGCATGGCGAACTGGTCTTCAAACGGCAGAATCTCCAATGTGGAGCCCTTCGCTGCGTGGATGACGGGCCCGGTAGAGATTTCCGTAGAACCACGGAATGTGTTGGAACCGACGAACCTGTCGTCTCCGGCGCGGTAGGTTGGTATGTAGTGCGGGTATGCCCTGCGCATGTTCTCGTAGCTTTCAGCGGACATGCGACCACCAGCACCCCATTCGCGCATGAACATATCCCACCAGTCGTAGATCTCCTGTGCTTTCTGTGCCAGCCATGCGTCTTCTTCAAGCATCTGGTCTGCCAGAGACCGTGCAGTAGCTGCGTTCATCTCGGAGAAGTTCTCACCGTTGTGTACTGCGAGGACAGGTTTGTTAACCGCGCCGTCCTCCCACTGTAACAACCGGTAGTATTCTTTTGCGATGGGGTTGTTGTTCTCTACGATAAGCCGTCCGAGAGAACCGGGAGTGATGTCTTTCAGCTCAGGATGCAGTTCTTCATAATCTATGACGGCTTGTATCGCGCGTTCCTCTACGGACATACGGTCAACAGTGTGCATAAGCAGAAGATACCGCTGGAGCTTCGTCTGTTTTTCTGTGTCTACTTCTTTACCATCCCAGCAGATCATCACGTCCTTCATGGATTTCCCGATGTAGTTACCTTGACGGTCAACCAGTGCATTCGTGTAGATGTACTGAGTGGTCTCGTTGCTTCCTCGTACGAGGTTAATTAGGTTGCGTACGCCGTCTGTACGGGTTTGCTTCATGCCGAACTTCTCAAGACCCCAGCAGTCAGAGTAAGACTGATACATCCAGGTGTTCCCAGCAGCCTTGATTCGCTCAAGGACGACATCTTTTCGGGACTGCTCAGTCTTGTTGATGTTCCCTGTGCCTTCCCACATGGGGCTGCCTTCCTGAATGGTCTGGCCTTTCTTGAGGTTTGCCGCCTTCTTCGCATGCTTCCGCATATACGCTTCGGCTTTAGAGGACTTGGAAGCTACCCTCTGGATGTTCTTTGCGTAACCTACAGGAGCATTGCGCAGGTCTGCCTCGGCGGCGTCGAGTTCGTCAAGGAGGTTGTTTCGTACGTCTGTAGGTGTGACCTCGGACCTATCGGAGTCAGTCTTACCGGCCTCGTTCTTCATGTCCTTGACGGTCTTCAGGTCAGCTGTACGCCGCGCCTGGTTGCGCTTCTCCTGCTCCTCCTGTCTGATCTGCTCCGCCTTTTCCGCGTCGCCCCTGGCAATGACCGAAGCATTGCGCTCACGCTCTGTAGGCTGGGTGTAGTCTGTGATGTCCTCATCAGCTATGTCGAATAAAACTTCTGGTTCGGCCTTTCGCTTTGCCTCTGCTTCTTTCCGTAGTTCTTCCCGGAGTTCCTGTTCAGCAGCTTTGTATTCCGGCACAGACATTGAACGGTTGCTCGTCCAGTAGTTGGTCGTGAGTGTATGCCCGGCAAGTTCCTCGACCGTAAGGTTGGGGTTCTTCTGGAGCTGGTTATACACGCCCAGTATCTTATCAAAGGCCTCCTGCGCTGTCATACTGCCACGCAAGACATCGTCAAACATCTGAGCGGAAAGGGTCTTGTAAGGCAGACTTGTAAGCCTTGCCAAGCGAGTATCGCGTACACCCTCCGCTGCCGCACGAGCGCCGATAAGGTCGAGTTTTGCCTGTCGCTGCTGAGCACGGAGTGTCTGTCTCTGCTGCTTCAAATCCGAAAGAAGTTGACTGTCAGCCTCTGCAAGCCTGACCTGCTCCTCTGCTGTCGTTCCCTCTGCGAATGCCTTTGCATATTGTTTACGCGACTCGATAAGCTGGTCATTGTAGGCCCTTACTGCCTTGTTCCATGCTCTTGTATATGCGTCTTGCGTCTCGAAATCGTAGCTGGATACTTCGGCCCACCGGTCTATACCTTCCTCTCGGCACATCTGGTCGAGCAGTTCTATGAACCGTTGGTCGGTAGTGTAGTCTTCTTCGACTGCGCCTACGACACTTTCAAAGTCTTCCTCGCTTACGACCGCCATTCCGATATCTGGTGTCTCGTATTTGCTGGCGGTGGCATTTTCATCACGGGAGGCAGAGGACATCTGCTCTTCGATCCTGGCTATCCTTGAGGATATGTCGGATATCTGCTGGGCAAGAACCGCTTCTTTTTGTGTGAGCTCTTTAACTGTCGCGGCGCGTTTTTCCGCTTCCCCGAGCAGTCCAGATATGTCGTTCTTGCTCTTCTTGGGAAGCGGCTGGGTGTTCTTTTTATCCTCGACGAAAGTGTTACGGGCTTTCCATACGCTTTCTGCATAGGCTCGCTTATCGTTTTCTTCCGCAAGCCGCCTGTTGAATCCCCATGTAGGCCGAAGTTTGTTCTCGAATTTGAGGTTCCTGATCGTGTTTTCCACAACATCGTACGCGATGACATTATTCTCCACGCCGGAGGCAGCATCACGGAAGAACCGATACAGAGCCCACTCACGGTACTTGGAGTACATCTTGTCGGCTTTTTCTTTATCGTAGTACCTCTCAATTACACGTACATCCGAATCCTTATCCGCGCCGATGAGCGTATTGGTTCGCTCGGCGTACTCAAGGCCCTCCTCAGACAGACTCTCATCGGTCGCGCTGGTGATTTCTCTCCAGCAATCGTAGAGGATGCCGAGCTCCCACGCCTCCTGCTCATAGGTTCTTTCAGCCAGGGATGTAATCTCCGCAAGGTCAAGTCCGTTTTGTTTGCTCAGAGAGTCGCACAGTGCCACTACGAGCTGACTGGTGCTCTTGCCCTTGCTCATCACACGGTTGATCTGGTCAAACAGTCCCTGCTGCATACGAGATACTACATCCGGAAGGGTGTCGCCTTTTTGGACTGTGATATAAGAAACCGCCCCCACAAGACGTGACTCGGGCGATCCCTGGCTCGGCCATCGTTTGTTGTTTTCTGAACCCTTTGAGCTGACGAATACATATTTCATGCCCATTCGGTCCATTTCGTTTAGGAAGAGATCAAAGCCACGGAGTTCACTCTCAGTACGCGCAAGTCTTCTTACGTTGCCCAGGTCGATAAGTTTTGCACCCGAATCACGGAGTTCCGACTTGACATAGTCTTCTCGTGAGAGCTCGCGGATGTCGGGCGGTATCTTCTCCGCCATGGTTCGAGGGCCCCGCTTTACAGTGCGTCGCCTCGGTTTCTCCGGCTGTGGTTTCTCCTCTGCCTTCTCTTGTGTCTTCGGAGCAGTCTCTTGTTTCTCCTGAGTCTGAGTTACTTCTATAGGCGCAGCCGCGACGGGTCTGAACTTACTGATGTCAGCAAGACCAGTCATCCAGTTTCCCTGACTGATCTCCTCGTGGGCCTGCTCCGTGGTCATCTCGGGCTTGGCTTCCTCCTGTACGGGATAAAGCTCATTCCCCAGCCGCATGAGTTCGTCATATGCGGCGCGATCAAAGTTCGGTACGTTCTCTGCGATGGTCCTCAGAACAGTCTCGCGGGCCAGTTCAAGGCCGAGGCCTTTTCCTTCTTCGCGGGTTCTCTGCCCAAAGACATCGCAAAGCACCTCTTCAATGTGCTTCAACGTAGACTTTGTGCCATATGTGGCACCAAAGTTCCCTCTCGCGTAGGCATTCGCTGCGTCCAAAATTAGGTCATCATACCCGTCTTCTTCCAGAGCATCTACCATTTTGCTCATCAAATTCGGGTAAGTCAGAAAGAGCCAATGCGCTCCCTCGTGAGCCCCACTGCGAATCGGGTTGAACTGCACATTGTTGTCTACGTTATTCGCAATAAGATAAATCTGTCCGGTCTCGGGATTTGTCAGCCCAAGTGCTCCGGTCCTTTTCTGTTTGCCTGGGAGCCATTTGTTTATTCTCGGATGCTCCCCGGAGCCATCGACAAAGACAATATTCTCAGCAGGTACACCGAGAGCTGTCAGGAAGTTCCGAATATAAAAGAGACCTTCACGAGTACCTGGTTTCCCGTCCTGCGTGATGATCTCATCGAGTGGAACTATAGTTAGGGTCTTATCGTCTGTGTACCAGTCATTTCCGTTGAGAAGGTCTTTCGCACTTATCTGTCGAGTAACACTTCGTCGCTGTGAATCAGACTCTCCCTCTCCTTCTGCTGCTGCTCCGGAGTCATGGACTCCCACTCCTTCAGTACGTCCCTCAACTTCCGGCGCTCGGGTTCCTTCTCCTGCGGTTTCTGCCGCGACTGCTCCTGTGTCATTCTCAACAGCCTCCTTTACTACGTTGGCTTTTTCATTTCCCTTTGCGTCTATTATGCGATACCCACCGGGCTGATTCAGATAATCCAGCATCACTCCGGTGGTAAAGGTATCGGGGAGGATCCACTCGTTTCCGATGACCTCTCCCTCTTCATTAAGGATCTGAACTTCTACCCACCGGTTCGTTGCGGCAGTGACACACATGACGGGTGTCTCTCCACCGCTCACGAAGAACTCGTCCCCGACCTCAAGACTGCCGAGCATATCCGCGTAGTTGCTTCGCTCAGAGGCAAGACGTTCTTTTTCTTCGGGTGTCTGTTCGTTCAGTGCGTTCTTGGCCTGTGACACGGTCGTAGGCTTGTATGCGGATTTATTGGGCTCTGTCTTTTGAGTATACTCGGTACCTCGCTGCGATGTCAATATCGCTTCGGCTTCCACGCTCTTAAGCCCAAAGTCTCTCATCAGTTTGCTCAGGTACTGGCCCTGCGCTTCGATGTTGCTGATGTTTGTGCTTTCTTCTGTGGCATGGTCGGCCATTACACGGTTGTAGTCCGCAAGGAAATCTGCCCAGAGCGGGATGCTATCAGCGGGTATACCGGCGCGATCGGCGACTTCCTGTATCACCTGTTCAGCTGTCTTGCCCTTGATGTCGATAGCGTCGTTGCGGTGAGCGTCCTTGACACGGGATTCAGTCTGTACTTCGCCCTGTGTGGCGCGGCTCTGCCGATTTTCGCTGGCTTTACCGGTAGCTTTTTCGAGCCCTTTGTTGAGCCGTTTTGTAAGCGCAGTCTCTTTCTTTTTACCCGCGTCTTTCATGGCTTCCGCACGTGCTGCACTACGCTCTTTCGCAAGGTCCGCAAGCATCTGGGAGTTCTTACCGAGCTCCTCCTGCTGCTCTACGATGATTCGGGCATCCGAGACGACACGATTCACGTAAGATTTCTTCAGCGTCGGAGGCACATTGTTCGGCATGTTCGTAAGCCCGGTGCGTTCTTTGAACACATCGCGTACGGCCTTGTTGTTCAGGTCAAAGTCAGCCAGTTCCTTGGGTGTCAGTTCCTCACCACTGAGGATTTTCGCCATAAGGCTTCCCTGTCTGGCCGCGACCTCCGGACTGGCCCCAGCTTTTTCGATGGCATCCCCGAGCGGATTGAGCACAGTGGCATCCGGATTGCTATCCTGAGCGAGTTTGTAATTCAGCTCAAGACTATTTGCTCTGGCTCGGTTGTAGTTCTCCGTATACTCGGGGTTAGTGACCTGATAATCGAAGGTAGCTTGGGCTTCAGCAAGATCGCGCACCCACTCCTGCTCGATCACTCCGGGATTGACGCTGGCGATTTCCTGATTCTCGTACCACTCCGCCAGCTCGTTCGCGACCTGCCGAGCGTACTTGTTCTGAGTCACGGCGCGTTTTTGCTTCGCGGTAAGCCTGTCGTCATTGGCCAGCGCATTGATGCCGCGAATAAGATCGGCGGATGCGTTCTTCTCGCCGAGCTCGTAAAGTCTGTCGTTGATTGCCTCAAGCGCTATAGCATCCCTCGTGCGGCTCCTAAGCAGGCCAATGTCGAAGTCGGAGTCTGTGCCCCTATTGATGGCGGCCTGACCTTCAGAACCCTTTACCCTGTCGATAGCCGAAGCGTAGTCCTGTAGGACTCCAAGTCCGTTTGCGTATCGGGTCTCAGCACCTGCACCCGCGGTCTGGGCGTTACCGATAGCGGTACCTATGGCGAAGCCGCCGGAGCCCATGATGCCGCCGGAAATACCACCGTACCATGCGTCCGTACCAGTCTGCTTAGCCCACGCAAGCCAGCTCTGATTCAGAGCATCTTCCCAACTGAGGGAAGAGTTCTGCTCGCGCAGAGCAAGCGCATCCATCTCGATCTGGGAAATGCCGCCGTTGAGGAAGCGAAGCGCAAAGTAGTCGGCCATGAGGTTCACGATGTCCGAAGCGCCTTCTTCAGATGCCTCCGATGCGTACTGGGAACCGATATTCAGGCCGGCTGTGATAAGACGTGTGAGACCGGCAGTGCTTTTGAGGCCCGCTTTTCCGACTTTCATCAACTGCTCTATGCTGAACTTCTCTGTGATGTACTCAGCAAAGCCAGCCGCGAGACCTGCCGAGATGACGTAGCCGTCGGAATAGCCCTGGTCGTGCATCTCGTGCATCGTCTGGGCCGCTGCGCTGCCGGACAGAAGTATCATCGACCCGGGTACGCCGAGCAGACTCAGCCCCATGATAACGGTGCTCTGCCCCATGGACTGGGTCAGGTCGTACCATGTCATATGCATCTGCGCTTTCTTCGCTGCCTGCTCCTGGTCGTCCAGTTCTGCGAATAGACGGTCAAAGGTGCGCTGATATTCCGCGTCGTTCAGAGCCTTATTAGCTGTGTACGGAGCCTGCCATGCGGTATGGTAATCCACAGGGACATATTCTCCGGTGTACGGGTCTATCTTCTGGGCGGCAAGGCCACCGGCACCCTGCAGGGTCAAGTCTGTCGCGCTGGCGATTTGGCCGAGAGAAGTAATCATTTGTACAGGCCAGTTGATAAGGGTGGCCGCGATCTCGGACGGGGTAGCTTCGCCGGATTCAATCTGCTCGGAGGCCCATTTCACAGCCTGCTGTGCTACTACGGGGATATCTCCCACAGGTGTGGAAGTAGCCATGTTCGCAAGGAGGCCCTCATTCGTGATTCCAGCAAGAGACATGGACCAGTCGTACCATGTTTTGTACACATCGTCGTCGTCGAGCTTGTTGACCTCACGATTTATATACGACATGAAGCCCTCAATATCCTCCTCGGAGTATCCTTCCCGCTCCAAAGAGTCCCGAACAACTGTCTCCCAAATCACGGAATCCGCATGGGAATCGGAATGTTTAACGTTGATGAACTCCTCGATTTGGTCAGCAAGATACTCCGGCATTTCGGCAATAAGATTCTCGTACGTCATGTCGTACTTTTTATTGCGGAGCTGTTCGAGCCATTTCTGCGCTTCAGTCTCCCGCTCCTTGGCGCGAAGCATCTCAGGGTCTCTATCTGCCTCCGCCTCGATAAGCTGTAGCTCCTCCAAGGAGGATACACTACGCCCTGTCTTGTTCTCGAAGTCCTGACGATGTCTATCGTATATATCCTGCACGGTCTGCTGGGCCGTCTCAAGTTCCGTATTGAAAAACTTTCCGGCGGACTCATACTCTTCTTGTGTGAGATTTGCACTCCACAGTCCGGAGTTGAGGACCCCATAGTAGAACGCGATTTCGTCGTTGTTCTTTCCGTCCTCGTTGTTCTGGCTCAGCTCACGAATATGATCATACAAATCGGTGAAGGTACGCCCAGTGCCGATTAGGTTTCCTTCCGCGTCATACTCCAGCTGAGCATCAGTTCTCCACGCAACGTCCGGGTGGGCCTGCAAATATCTCTTCTGCCAAGTCTCTGAGCCGTACTTCGCTGTATCCGCGATGTCGTTGTAGTACATCTGCGCAGCGATAAACTCTCCCTGGTACCTGGATAGTTCAAGCGAGGAAGAGTTTAGATTATTATAGCACTTGATGTACTCGTCGTAAGCATCGTTCTGGTTCTTGATGGTGGCCTGGTACTTGCTCTCAGACATCGAGCCGCCTTTGTATGCTTTTTCCGCAACGTCGGCAGCCTTATTCGCGTCCATGAGCTTCTTCGCTGCCGCCTCATACGCGGTGTTCTTCTCGGTGACAGATGCATTCAGTTCATCGAAATGCTTCTGCATTTCTTCAAGCCTGGATCCGCCTTCCTCCAGAGCCGTCATATACAACTCAAGGTTAGCGGAAGCCTCATCGAGATCGGAATCTGTCCAGTAGTTGTGGTTGTTATTTGTGCTCAGATTCTCCCAAGCCTTCTGGGCAGGGTCATAGCTGTTGACGATTTCCATATATGCGTTTTCGATACTACGCACTTCTTGGTACGATATCTTTCCGGCGCGGAAATCCTTCTGCGCTTGCATGACTCTGTCGTACGCAGGCGCAACGACGGTTTGGTACTGGTTCTGAAGCTTCTCCCCCTGGCTCCTCACGTAGTCAGAAGGAAACCTAAGCTGTTTGCCGTACTTATCCGTAGGCGCTCTGACACCTGTAGTTTCGCTCAGAGAAGAGTACAGTTCCGGGAGGCTCTGACCACGCATAGCGGTCTTGCGGGTCTTCCTTGTATCCTCCTTCGCCCGGTCTACTGCGGACTGCATAGCTCCTCTGAGCTCGTCAGTACCCCACGTAGAAACCTTTCCACCGTTCTCCTTGGCCCTCTGCGTCGGGGTCTTGGCTGTGTCTACCACAGACCCAGTCGGGATAACGATTGGTGTAACGGTAGCCTTCTGCGCAGGGGTACGGGTATCTGAAGCCGGAGTAGTGGCGGCCTTGTTAGTCGCGCCGACGTAGGGCTTTACCTTAGGTGTGTTAGCCTGCGGAGTGTTCTTCGCAGTAGGCGACACCTGCGCCTGGCTGGCGGTATTCATCTGTCCCTGCGTCATGCCGGGGGCGGACCCAGCGGATGCAGTAGTCGTTGTCAGTGCTTTTTTGAGGTTATCCCATAGTCCCATGGTTGGACCTCCTTAGTAGTTATACTTGTTTGCCTGCTTGAAGTAGTTGTTGATAGCGCTCTGGTTCAGGCCGTAGTACTCGGCAAGGGCGCTGAGCTGCGTCGTGCTGAGCTGATTCGGCTTGACACCGGCTTCAAGAAGGTTGAGAGCCAGATCGGCGTTTGCCTTCTGAGTCTCACGCCGGGCATCGTATGTGGACATGCCGTTGCTGAACATGCCGGTGAGCTGCGCGAGCTGGAGCTCAGTGTTGGTCTGGAACTGACGCGCGGCCTGCTCATACTCGGCTTCCCATTCGCTGATAGCAGTGTTGATCTGATCCACACTCAGATTGTAATTGGCCGCGAACTGCTCGATCGTACGAAGCTCAGACAGATACTGCTGAGTAAGGTCAAGCATCTTATCGGCTTTGTCGAACTCGCCCTGGGTGCGCAAGTCGGTGATCTGCCGCGTCACATCCGATGCGAGCTTAGACTGCGCCTGCCTAATGGCAAGGCGATTCTGCGCAGCCGTGTTCATGATGGAGTTGTACTGAGCCTGTCCGATGCCGCCCTTGTCGCCCCGAGCTTCCGCGTACAGAGCGGCATTATCCCGTGCGTTCATCTCCTCGGCTGTGACCTGGTTCTGCTGGGTTTGGAACTGTGCCTGCGCATCGGCGAGAGCACGGTTCAGGTCACGAGCCTGGGTATCTACGGCGTTGTCGATCTGGTTAGTGTACTGCTGACGAGCGGCCTCAACCTGCTGATCAAGATTATTAACGAGCTCGGTCTTGTCATACCTGTTCACTCGTTCGATCTCGGGCTTCTCCACGTCAGGGTTGTACTCTGCGGACAGTGCCTCACGGAGTCTCTGCAGTTCAGCCGGGTCTGCCGTCTGGATGTTCAGCTTGGTGTTCGCGTTATATGCGTCACCTATGGATGTAGGCGTTGCAGCAGCACCGCCGCCTCCGCCATAGCCTCTGCCGCCTCCGCTTTTCTTTCCAGTCGAACTGACGATAGCTGACTTCTCTTCAGGTGCGACCCCTTTAAGCGCATCGCCAAGTCCCTGTGCTGCACCTGAGGCCGCCGCCATAGCGGTACTGGTAGGTACGATGCCTTTAGCTGCATCCGGCTGCACCACAGTCTTATTCTGCTCCGTACTGGGCTGCGTAGCCGGCTTTGTATCACTGACTTTTTTTCCTCCCCCGCCGTAATTGGGGTCCGCGGTGTACAGTTTTCGCGGTTTGTAGAACAAAGCCATACGTTTTTCTCCTCTCTAACAAAATAACGGGGAGGCGGCGAACCGTCTCCCCGTTGCGTCATTTTTCGTCCTTATAGTACTGGGCCGAGCTGATACCGATAATCGCGCCGATGAACAGCGAGATGGCGGCGCAGGTCGCGAGAACCTCGTCGCCGTACGGGAACGCCCAGATCGCCGAAAGGGATTTGTACAGCACCCCGACAGCGTCGAAAAACACGAGTGATAACCACTTGAGAACATCGTAGACTTTATCAGGTAATTTCATGTGATGACCTCCCATTTCTTCACAGTGTTGTAAATGCCGTCGATAAAGCTGTTGCCCTTCAGCCCTTTATAGGCCTGGTACAACAGCTCAAAGTTCTCGGCATCGTATTGTCTTATCTTCTCTCCGTCCTTGTATGAGTAGTACGTGGAGAGCATCTGCGCACGGAGAAGGCATTTCATTGCTTCCCTTTCGGCCTTCAGTCCGAATAACCAGTCGCGTAAGGGTTTAACGAAAAGGACCAGGGCAGAAACGATACCTGTGATATACCCCGCATATTGCGCCAATGTCTCGATCATTGTCCTCTTCCTCCTATGTCAATTCATGTACAACACCATTGGAGTCCTTATAGTACATGGTGCATGGGTAAACTGTGCCTTCACTGTCTTTGTAATACGCTTTCTCTGCCTGATGTACATCGCCGTTACTGTCCTTGTGGTAGACCGGGATGTTCGCTTTCTGCCACTGTGCGTACAGTGTAAGGTCTATGTCACCGTTGTAATAAGCCCCCGCCGCGAAATGTGTACCAGTCCCATCCGCAGTCGTGCACCAGTCCACAAATACGTACTTGTTTCGGCTGAACGTATCCGCTGGTTTCATCATAACCGGTACACGGTAGAGCTTCTGCTGTGTCTGGTCTGCCCCCGTACCGCCATTAGCCTTGTACGTGAACATGAACTCGTCGATGTCCCATATCGCGTACAGGTCTATGATGTCGTTATCCGAGGTTCCGTTTAGGTTGAAAGTATCTCCGTCATAGTAGGATATTCCTGTGTTGTCCGCTTTGGTATTCCAGTGTCGGAAAACATGGTCAGTGTAAGTAAAAGTACAGTGCGGAAGACTAATTGGCCTATTATAAGTCTTGGGCGTATAATACGGAAGAGACCCGGTATTGTTATTGGGGTTAAACCGTATATAATACCGATCTACAGCCCAGGCAGCGTAAAGTGACCAGTCTGCTTCCAAAACCATAAGGTCCCCGGGCTGATAGCCCACAGACGGTGGATCATGATCGCCACTTACCGTGCTCCAACCAACAAAGTGATACCCGGTCCTTTCCCAGCCGCAGGGGGAAAGAACGACAGTGCTTTTGTAAAGCGCGGTCTGCGTAGCTGTACCAGTGCCTGAACCACCGTTAGGGTAGTACCTTACGGAAAAATAAGACGTGTATTTGGGACCGGTTATCGTAGGCTGGAAGAGCCATTGGCTCCCTGACAGGCTCTCCACATAATTATAGCCAAGACTGAGCTTTGTCGCGACTCCTGCTTCGAGGTCCCCAACCCAGTAACGCGTCATACTCATCTTGCCTTTGAAGATGAAGTAGTCATTCTTTATCAGGAACACCTGGTAATTTGGGGGATAATAGCTCTCAGCACCAAG